GCATTCTTTCAAAAATTGATATGATTTGCTCTCTATCTTCTCTTTCAAGGTTTGCGAGCTTTTCTGCTGTTTTAGCTACTGTTTCATCTGCTTTGGCAAGTGAAAGTGCTGTATCTGCTTGTGCTTTATCTGCTTGTGCTCTGCTTTTTTCTGCTTCTGATTGTAAATAAATCTCTTCTACTGATGGTTGTTGCTCTGTTGCAGCTTGCGCCATTTGTTGAGCTTCTTCTTCTGTTGGCTTCAATACACCCATGCTTACCAATTTGCTTCTAAAGAATTCCCTGGCATCACTTATACCTTCGCCCTCCATGTTCATCATTGCTAGTGCCGATAAAATATTGATAGTTTCTTGATCGCCACTTGCCATCATCATGTCTTTAATGGCTTTAAGTGTTGATTTTCTTTTTGATGAAGTACTCGCACCAACATCTACTGTCACATCCATGTTTGCTTTTGTCATATCATTTTTAAATACTTCTTCACCTTCTTCTGTCATATATGGTTGATTTATTTGAAGTGTAGAGATTTTTTTATCACTATTAACAGATTTCATCTCTCTTCCATCTTCTATGTATAGTTCTTTTGACATAGAGAGCCAAACTTCACCACTTCTTTTAATTGCTTTTGCCATGTTTGATACATAGATAAAGGTTTGCATATCTAATCGATCTTGTATTTTATCTACAGCTTCACCACTAATATTAGAAACGATTTTTTCTCCACCTTCTTGATTCCCTAATACGTCTCGTATATCACCTTCTGTAAGCTGTAAGAGCGCAGCCATTGCAGGAGGAATTACAGGCGGTTTAGTATAGCCTACTGGGGAAGTCTGAATAGGGTTTCCGTTTTGGTCGTGTACTGGATTAATTGGCAAGTATGGATAGTTTTTGATATTATCCTCAGCCCAAAACGTTTCAAGTCCTGCCACTTGTTCAGTCGTTAGAATAGGTTTTTCAGTACTTGAAATGGCACTGAGTTCAGCAAGCTTTGAAAGTTGCATATTTTTCAATCTTTGTGAATCTTTTGCAAGTCTTACATGACCCATACAGCGCTCTATATTGTCAATGAACCATCTTTTGCCATATACAGGAATAATTGGGATGTGTTTACCAGCGATATAACCGCAATCTTCTAATATTTCACTACCTGATATGAAATATTTTTTAATTTTACGCTTTTTGACTTTCTTTTCTTTTTCTAGAACAAAACCAAGTGCCATTATTTCTGATTCAATCGCTGGATTTTCTTCTATTTCCTCTTGGGTATATCGTTTCTCTTCATCATTTAGCTTGAATATCTTGACTGTATGTTTGACATATTCGACTTGGTAAACCTCAGCAACATAAATAACCTCGTCGGTTGCCCAATCAAATTCTGTGTCGTCTACTTGCTTTTGAATACTTGATGGTGTTTTATCCCATTCTTTTTCAAAAGCATTATGTGTCATGCTTGTAATAACATAACAGCGTTTTGCATCTGATTTATCTTGACGTTTTGCATTAAGATCAAAGAACACCGAACTATCTGCATCAAAGATAGGTTCTATTCTGATACGTTGATAGTCATTTTCATCATCTTCTTCATCTTCATAGTCTGCTATAAGTCTCCATGCACCGATACCGCCGCCAACTGCCTCTTCAAAAGCATTGTCATAAGCTTCTTCTGCTTGGCTATCCTGTTCATCTGCTCTGTAGAGTGAATCGCAAGTATCTGCTAGTTTATCATTCCCATCTTTTGGAAGAAAATCAACAGTAATTCTATTGTTTCGGTATTCTGAGAAGATTCTCATGATAGAAAGATGGATCTTGTTTACTTCTAGTTTAGGTTTGTTTTCAAATTGTGCTTCAAGGTCACCTTCCCATTGTGCACCGGCAATAGAGTAAAAGCGTCTATCCTCTAGGCATTGTTTGCGCTCATCACGGTAAGTAGATTGAATATCGCTAAAGTCTTGTATAAATTCCTCATGAAGAGAATCGAGAGTGTTGTTTTCTTGTTCCAATATAGCAACCTTAAAAATTAACTTTCTTATTATATCATAAATCTAATTGATTAACTTAATCAGTTTTATTGATTTTGTATTGTGATATTATTTTGGTATAGTTTAGAAAAAGGATTATCATGATAAAGCAATATAAAGAAACTAGCTCTAGAGTGTATGAAATACCAAAAGATGAAGTTGTTAGAGCAATAAGGGCATTTCTGTATGATAAAAATGAAATATTAACACCAGATACGATTGTCACTATAAATAAAGATGGTTCATGCAGGGTGACTACAATAGATTTAATCAAAACAAACAAAACTATAGGAATAGATTAAATGCTAGAACTAATACAAAAAATTAAAGATTATACAGAGGCAGGGATAATTTTAAATCATATGTACTTATTTGATGAATTGGAAAACAAAATAAAGGCTAACCAATGACAAGAGAAGAAGCGAAAGAAATATATGATGAAGATCCGCAAGAAGATTGTATAGGATTAATAAATATTATCTATGATGATTTTGAGAAGGAACTGAAAGAACTTAGATTTTCTGCTAGAGATAAAGTCTGTAATTGTAAATATCCAATAGAAACATTTGAGAGCATTTTTGGATATAGCTATATAACTGATGAAAAGATAGACTTATTGAAAAAGGATAACAAATGACATTATTACCAATTACACAACAACAATATTTTGAAGGACTACAGAAATATTTATATATGCTACGCAATTTAAAAAATATTGAAGAATATAACAGACTAGAGAAAACATATGGTAAATTATTTGAAAATAGATATTGTACTAATGGAAACTTTATTGGCTCTACGATTATTGGGGCACTATGTAAGATAATACAAGAAGAAAAACAAACTATTTTGACTAATGAAGTATATTCAAAATATAATAAATTATTTAACAGTAAGCAAACATTAATGGATAGATTGACAAATAGAAGAAAAAAGCTTACATTTCAATAAGAAGGGCTAGGTTACCAATTATTTTGTATAGGCATTGGATTAGCTTGAATCTTTTTCTTCATCGGCTGTGGCTGATAGAACATAGCCATCATAACTGAATCAGCCATATTTGGAGACTTGATTTTAAGCTTTTTCATGTCTGGTTTTGACATAAGTTGTATCTTCCCTGCACCATTCGGCTTCTTTGGGATTCTGCACAATTCTGATCTTAAAGCACTGATATTTTCTATTCCACTATTGATTGATAAAAGATTATCTGGGTTTTGATATTCCCCTTTTTCTACCGCAAGATATGTTTTACGCATTCTCTCTCTAAGTTCCCAATAGCCTTGCGCCCTTTGATTTAGAAATGTTTCTTCGTTGGTTTTTATCTTATCACCTATTGTTTCATAGATTGTTTTTGGATTGCGTGGAGATTGAGAACCTTTATACATCTCAATAGCGATTCCCTTAGGTGCCAATGCTTGATCTATCTGTCTATTCAGCCCCACACCCATTCCGTCACAGTCCCATATAAAGGCATCCACTTTGTTGCTTGCTGCATAATCAATAGCCCAATCGCCACCCTCGTTAATATCACCCTTATCAAGATCAAGAACATCTTTTATCAAAATACCATGTCGGTAAGCTAGACCTTTCGGATCTTCTCCTGTGTCTGATGGATCATGTGCAACTACTTCAATGCCTCTTGGAGTTATTCCTAATTTAACATGAGCATCTATACAAGCATCAAACCATTCAGGTTGAATAATTGCATTATCTACAGAATCATAGAATTTCCCCTCCCATATATGATCGTATTCTGCCCGGGATAAGTTTTTAAAATCCCATTGCCTGTCTGCTTCGAGTTCTTTTGGAAACCATGGATTATCTCTCCAGTTGATTACTATAATTAGATGCAAATCATCTTCATAATAACCATGTTTGTCTAACTCATCTTGGAACGGAACAATAAATCTTTTTGAGAATGCATCATTGGCACTTCCAGGGTTTCCGCTAAACCAAAGTTCAGAACCTTCTTCTCTAATTGTAGGGATTAATAGTTTAAGCGTTTCGTCTGAAATTGTTTGTGCCTCTTCGAACCAACTATACTTAAATCCTTCTGCTGATTTAATAGCTGTAGTGTTTCTTGCAGCACCTTTGTATCTTGTTCCTTTTCCGTTTGCAATGCATTCTATTTTTTTATCAGTCACATAGAATCTATCTCGCACACCCAAACTATCAACTTGACTTGTCATAAGCTTATGTACTGAATCTTCTATTGAAGATTGATACTCCCTGAGACAAAGAACGTCTGCACCTTCTGTTTCTATTTTCATAATCATGATACTGCCAGCAGAGTTTGACTTCGCAGATCCGCGTCCACCTATAATTACTTTAAAGCGTTTTTTCTTTGTGATAAGTGGGAGAAGTTTCTCAGGGATTTGAATATCACTCATTCGGTTTCTTAATTGTTACTGTCCATTCTGGATTGATTTCTGTTTTAGATTGAGTGTTGTCTTTCTCAAATATACCAAAGTGCTTTCCTAAAGAATCTAGAGCACCTTTTTTATCATAAGTTTTAACCTTGGTTATCTCGGCATAGCTATTATCATCATCGCCTCTGCCCTTCTCAATGCGACTTGTGACCTCTGCAATGGTTCTTGATACACTACTGCCCATTCCATGAATACTTAATAGTCTATCTTCATCATTTACTAGATTAGCACTATCTTGAAAAGCAAGCAGAGCCAATTCTTTAATAACCATATCTGCTGTTACTTGAGTTCGTTCTTGCTGTTTCTCTTTTAATTCTTTTATATATTTTTGAATATTAACATTACTTAACAATCGTGATGCTTGTTCTGCTGCTGTATTTTTGCTATATCCTGCTCTTGTTGCTGCTTGTGTTCCATTAAGATCAACAACATATTCTTCACAAAATCGTTCTTTTTTAGGTGTTAGCTTATTCATGATACTAACCTAGTTTTAAAAGCAACACTATTAAAACAATATAGCCGATAAATCTTGCCAGAAGATCAATGCCAAAAAAAACAGCTTCTACTATATCATTTGCCTTATTCTTATAAAGTTCTTTAAAATTCATGATTCGCCTTTTTATATTGTACCATATTTTCAATCCATTCTTTAGCTAACTTCTTTCTTCTTTCTATGTTAAAAGATTCGCTTTGCTTTCTGCATGATGTTCCTTTACAAAATCTTTTAACTGCGTTTTCCCCACACCATTTACATTTCATATTATCTTCCAATCTCGGTAACAAGCTCAAAACCCTTCATTTTTTCTTCTCTTTACTCCATAAAGTCCCATTACGATACCGCTCATTTACTTCTTTCGCGGCTTCTTCTTTGAGTCTTTCGCTTTTTTGAGCTTTTGTTTCGCTCACTACACACTCCCACACTCATATCTTATCTCTTTGTCCTTAATAACCTCGATAAACGTATCTACTCTATGCTTGACATAGGCAGTTGCTAAAAACAGTTTTAAGCGTATCCTGTAATCAGTCGTTATTTTGCCCTTTACCTCCACTACAATTTTTTTGCCATTCTCAAAATATTCAAAATCTGGGGTATATATCATGGCGGACATTCTACTTTTACCATTTTTTGTTTTGTCTGTGGCAATAGTGAATGGTTCTGATAATTGAAATTGTGGTTGTAGTTTTAGCTTCTCTATTTGGAATTTCTTTAGTCTTGGAGTAAGTAGATTGAAATATGCCATCTCTGCTTTACTGTCAAAGTGGTATGTTTCATTTTGAAATATTATAGAGCATTTCTTGTTTTTATATTTATTTTGCATATTCCCACCTAAAACCGCCTGCTGTTTTTTGCCGACCTAGTGCCGCAT